ATTTGTTTCTACTGAGAAACAAAAAGCCTACATGATATTTGTGACTTTTGTTCTTCTGTAATAAACGTTTTGGTTTCCAGCAGCAGGTGACGTTAAGTCAATTGCACCAGCACCATTAGTTGTAGCAAAAGGATTTGCAACCATACCGTATCTTGTCTTAAATCCGATTTTTGGTTGGAAACTGTCTTGACCAACCGCTCTTACCATTTGTAATGGTACGTAAGGACAATAAAATATCCCAGAGTCGTATGGTGAAGTACCTTTGTAACCTACAACGTAGAATTGATTAGCAGTAACATTCGCAGCATATGGATCAATGTAAACTTTAAATTTACCATTTAATACACCAGCGAAAGTATTTCCTGTGTCATCAACGTTTAGATTAGTAGAAAGAGCGGGAGCGTAATCTAATACACCACTCATTTGAAGTGCCGAAGCAACATCAGCTGAACAGATAATTATATTACCTTTTCCACGTCTTGTTTGTTGAGCGATTGCATTAGCATCTCTCTCTAGTTGGAATAATAGTCCTTTGAATTTCTCAACTGACCATCTACCATTAGAGTCTGTGTCTAAGTCAAATATTCCTGCAGTAGTCGTATTTACTTGAGCACCAGCTTTTGCAGTAGTGTAGATTGTTCTAACAACTTCTCTATTGATTTCCGCAAGGATTTCAGAAGAAAGTATGTTAGCAAGTTCTGTTTCAGCGTCTAGACCATGGATTGCTTTTAAGTCTTGAGCAAGTTCCATAGTGTATTCAGCCTTTAGAGCTCTTGATTTAGCAGTAACCGTAACTTTATCGATTGAGAAAGCCATTTCAGCAAACTCGTCTGTACCATCGCCAAGTGTTTCTGATTGAGTAGTACTCATTCCAGAACCAGTAGTGTAAGTACCAGCAGATGGTGAATCATTTAAAGTTGCAGGGTTAGTTCCTGAATGAGCATCAGGTGAACCTGAACCGCCAGCAGCATCTCTAGCAGAAAAATCAGAATCAGCTTCATCAAATAGTGCTTCAGCACCAGCTTGAGAACCAAATCTTGATTTCATAGCGAAGATAAGACCAGTTGGACCAGTCATTGGTTGAACACCACATATGTCGTAAGCAATAAGATTAGGCATTGCTCTTCGAACTAATGATATTAAAACCGGGTCCCATTTACCAACACCACCGGTGTCAGGCATAGTTCCACTAAAGTTAGCAGGACTTGCTTCTGTTAAAAAAGCAGAGTCTTCTCTTGTAGCTTTTTCTTGGTTTTCCAAGATAACAGTTGTTACAGCTCTTTTGTAAGCATCACCAATTTTTGGTAAATCAGGATGTTCCAATACTGGCTGCCATTTTTCTTGTAAGTTTTCAGTAAGATACATTTTTATCTCTCCTATTTCTATTTAGTTGTAATTAAATTAAATCTTTACAGACTTAATATTTTTAGTAATAGCGGCTGTATATGCAGCCATAGCATCGGATTTGCCCGTTGTGAAATCACTCGGAGCGTTAGCCGCAACTGCATCAACGTCTGAGTTAGATGTTTCAGCAATTTTTGTTTTAGGGAAATAAGAATCTTTAATAGTTTCTAATTTTTCCTTAAACTTATCAGCACTTTCGTACTCAACATTTTCAGCCATCTTCTCGAATTTTTCTTTTTCTGTGTCAGCTAAATCTTTTGATACTTCATCAATTGCTTTTGCTTTATCAGCGTCAGAAACTTTTTTAGTTAAATCAACAGTTTTAGAAATTTGGTCATTTAACTTTTCTTCAAGTTTTTTGTTCTGAGATGTTAAGTCATCTAGTACATTGTATTTTTCTTCGGGAACATCAATATAATGTTCTTTGAATAAATCTTTAAGACCAGTAATAAAGTCTTCAGCGATTTCAGTTCTAATTCCTCTTTCAACCGCTAATTCGTTTTCTTTCATCCATTCTTCAACAACATAGTTTAGGTATGAGTCAACTTTTTCGACCATAGCTTCTTTTACTGTTTCAGTTTCAGTTGAAAGTTTGTCTTTATATTGTGCCTCAAGGATTTGTGTTTGTTCCTTAATTCTTGTCTTAACAGCAGTTTCAAATATAGTAGCAGCTTTATCTTTGAATTCTTCAGATAAATTAGCGTCAGATGAAACTAATGCTTTAACATCAGCAGATAAGTCGATTTCTATTTCGTCAGATTTAGTTTCAGCAACAACTTCTTTTTCTTTTTTATTTTTTGATGCTTCATCTTCGTCTTCTTTTATAGATGTGCCAGGTTTTTTATCTTTTGGTAAAGAACCATCCTTAGCATTTTTCTTCGCCGGATCTGATGTGTTTTGTTTTGCCTTAGAAGCAGCGTCTGGATTACTATCAGTTGGTTTTACAACTGCGGCACCCATATCTACTGCATCATTTTTAAGGGTTGCAGGTTCAGCAGGTGAAGCTTTTGCGATAACAATATTCTTTGCTTCTTCTACTTTCTCTACATCATTTTTAATGTCAGACATTCGGTTTCTCCTTGTTTAATAAAAT